TAGGTTGCGCCTACCCTGCAAAGGGTGATCGTGGTTCAAGCCCCTATAGCTCAGTTGGTAGAGCAACTGATTTGTAATCAGTAGGTCCGCAGTTCGAGTCTGTGTGGGGGCACCACTTTTCCAACTTATTTAAAATCACTTTTCCAACTCCTTACTGTTTTTAGCTGCTTCAAAGCTAACTAATTTGGCTATTCCATGCTCTGCCATTTGGGTATGTTTTGGCAGATAAACACTCAGTATATTTGTTGCGCTCTTTAAGGTGTGGCCTGTCACAGATACTATCTCTGCAACCGTTGCCCCTGATAAAGCCAACCGCACCACCGCAGTACGTCGCAAGTCTCTATACTGATACTCTTTTCCTATTCCGGCCTGACTTCTGACCTCTGCGAACAAATGCCTGAAATGATCCCCTTTGTATGGCTGCTTAGTAGCTTCTGATACAACGATATGAGTTGAAACCCTTTTAACCTTAGCAAGCACCCTTTGTAGTTCAGGCGTTGCAGGAACGGTTACAAGCTCCCCTGTCTTGCTTTGCTTAAAGTGAAAGGCTTCACCATCATATTGTGTCCAGGTGAGACTTAGAATGTCCCCCTGACGCTGGCCAGTATCCGCAGCTAGCCGGACTGCCAAGGCCATTGATCGGTGATTACCCTTATTTGCAATAGCCAGAAAGTTATCAATAGAATCATTGCTCCACACGGCTTGTCTAGGAGGCACTGTAACCATTCTTATCTTCTTAACTGGGTTCTGACCTATTAACTCTTCCAGAACGGCATATTCCATCAGGACAGACAAAACCCGCATAACAGCATTTGCCGAAGCGGGTCTAATTTCTCTAATTTTGTCATACCACCGCTCAATTAATCGGGGTTTCAATTTTCGAGGGTGCTTATCCCCGGCAAATCTTTCAATCACATTGAGATTCTGAATATAATCTTTTTGAGTATTTCCGCGAAGTTTCTTAAAACGGGAACTCTTTTTATATTGTCGGATAAGCCATGAAATAGTGCCATAATGGGGGTCTGGTTCTGATAATGAACCCCTTGTTTTATCAGCTTCCTTATTCCAATACTCTGCAACCTTGATAGATTCTGATATATTTTTACCGAGTGAAATAGAACTGTACCCAAGATTTTTAAGTGAGGCTGAAGGCTCCCAATAAAACCTTCCCCCCTTCTCCCTTAAATGCCTTATGTTGAACTGTCCCATTGTTCTATCCTTTTTTCCAAATCTGGATCATAATCATCATCATTCATAGGGGCGATACCAGAAGCCATATCCAAATAATGTTCCATGGCCTTGAGATACCAGCGCTTTGTTCCCCGAATTGGTTTAGGAGCAATACCTTGCCTCACATATTTATCAAAGGTATTAACGCCAACATTATAAAATTCCGCTGCTTGCGACCTTGTCAGCATTCGGGGGGTTAAGGTGTCAGACATTGCCAAGTTCCTTTATTTTATAACGCTCACCAAAACGGGGGAACGTCCTAGGGTTAAGGTGTCAATCATTGCCACGCCCTTCTTTAATTTCATCATCCTCAACTATGCCAATAACAATTTGCCTTTGGTGATTATGGGTGCTTCTTGGAAACCCATTAGCCATCTCTGAATTACTTCCCATAAATCGGTTAAACCTGATAGTTGCGGGCTGCCTAAATTTGGCAAAGGAATTTTCCTTTTCAGAAACGGACTTAGCCATTATCCACACCCTTTTTATCGGTTTGATATTCATCCCCACCTGCAATGATGCTCATATTTTCACGCTGACGAATGTCATTAACACTCAACCATCCCCCCTCTTTTCCAGTTTTATAGGCCTCATACCGATCCTTCAGATTGCCTCTGAGAAGGCCATCAAGACTATGTTCTATGAAAAAGGTCTTTCTGTCCCGTTCTGACAGCAAAGCCCTGTTCATGGCTTGTTCAAAGCGAACCGTCCAAGGCCTAATGCAATTCTGAACCAGGATCCTGGATTGTTCTGTAATGTTTGAGTATGTTGCATCATCCAATATCCCCACCGCCGGAGGAGGCACTCGGAACAACCGGCAAATGTCCAAATTGACCAGCCTTGCCAGTGCGATAAATTCCATCTCCTGATTATTCTGGCTTGTCGGTTGATATTTAAGGCCGCTATCAAGAAATAAAGCCCGGCGCGCGTTTGCAGTCCCAGTATGATGCTTAATAAATGCGCGCCTGATCTTGTTCATAGAGTCATGGCTAAGTAGTTGGTCAGTTTGGAAGATCCCCCCCAGTCTGGCGCCATTGGCAAGCGACGTCCCCATGAATTCCTGAATAGCGAGAGCGAGACCGATCACCTCTTTACCATTTGAGATAAGTGACTGGCCTTGTGACTTGTATTTCACATGCAATACATCACTTTGAAGCAGAATACGGGTTTCCTCTTCAGGAGAACGATATTCATACCTTGAAATTCCACCGCCCAGTTTTTTAACCGTCACATGCTCCCATTGTAAGGGCCACAGGGCGACGATCCGACCATTGTCGTCACTTTCTATCCACGCAAGGCCATGTCCATGTAGCATAACGCTGGTAGCAAGAAACTCTCTGAATTCATATGCATCCTGATCCGGGTTAGGATTATTGTGCAAAATATCATAAAGAGGGTGAGAAACCGCTTTGTTCCGGCCACCATTATCAGTCCTTTCAAATACGCCCAAGGGAACACTTGCCAGTGTTTCAGAAATAAGGTGCATACAGGCCTGAACTGTTGCCACCTGAACGGCTGTCTTTGCTGTCACAGATTGTTTTGTGATCGAGTCCCGGACTCCAAAATATTCACCCAGATATGGGTCACTGGATTTGACAGACCTTTTTTCAGATTTAAATATATCCATAATACCCATTACACACCCCCCATGACACGAAGTCTAAGTTTGTAGAAATACAGTGGATCAAGGGTTTCAATACACATCATGGAGCGTTTGACAACACTGGTATCTGGATAAGCCGGCTGTGACGTAATCGTTACATCAAGCAAATCTATCTCTGATAATATTCTAAGAGGTTTACCGTCCTGTTGTGTCCACCTATCGCCGCCCTTGGCTGTACGGAAAGCAAAGGATGCTCCGGTAACATCACCACGAGTCACAAGTTCCAGCACATCCAGCCCAAGAGACGTATTAGGGACATCAAGGGAGAAATGAAGCCCCCTTGTATCTTCTGATAGGCGTAACGTCCCTGAAGACGTGCGTCCTAGAAGGTTGCGCGGTTCGTGGTCATACAAAGCCACAACATCTTTTTGACTGGCAAGGGATCGGGTGAAGGCTCCCCGCTCAATCTTTTCGACAAATCCCCCTAAATCTTTAGAGAATTTATCAAAGACGGCGGCATAACCCTCTACCCTATTGCCAGAGGCCCGCAACTCAATTGCTGTTCTGCGTTCCATATCAGTCATGATTTAAACAGTCTTAATATCTGTGACTTTTACGAAACTTTCATCCCGGCGCAATACCGTGTCCACGTCCAGGAAGGCATTTACCATTACCCCGCCTTTGTCATAGACAGCGCTGTGATAGGGATTAACCAGGATGTCCACCGCAGACCAGTATCCTACAATCAGATCCGACCAGTTGCCGAAAATCAGGGAACTTAGATTCGTACCTGTTCCTTTGGTGAGGTTATTAGGCATCTGCTTTGTGGATACCAAATTGAACCCTGCAAGTTGATTTATCGTTTCCATAATCATTGTGGAATCTGTACTTGCCACTTTGACAGTGTTGCGGAGTTTCTTAACCACATCCTTTGTCGTCATAAAGCCAAGGCTTCCCTGCAGGGCGTTATCATCATCCACCGCAGCGATAATATCCAGAACCTTGGCCCAGTCGATATTGGCGCCGTTTGTCCCTAGGGAGACAGTTTCAACACTAGCGTTTTGCAAGAGTCCTGTGGGCTTTTTGATGCCATCCCCGTCAAGAATAGCGCTATCAAGACCAAGAGCCATTTGCGCGCCAATATCTCGCCGAATGATATTTTCAATCCCCGGGTTTGTTTGCAACATTGTCCGGCGGCTGAATGCAGTCATGCAGGACGCAGTATTTGGTGACATGGAAATTTTATCAAATGTCAGGTCACTTTCTGTAGTGGCTTCATCTTCATCAATCCAGTTAACGGTAACACTCCCTGTTTGCCGGGGAATGTCCACCGGACCAGTCAGGCCAGAAAGAGGGGTCACACCCATACTCAAAGTCAGGGCTTGGTTACGTAATGGATCAATAAACTGTTCGCCCTTGAAGTCCGTACTGACAAGATTGCCTGCTGAGGCAGAAGTCAGGGCGTCACGCTTTTCAACATTTAGGGCTTCCAAGGGAACAAATATCCCACGGGGTTCTTTACCCATTGATCGGGTTAATTCCTGATGAACCTCTGCTTCAAGACCATCTAGAGGCGTACCGTTGATCTGTGACTGAATAGACCGTTGAAGGTTATATCCTGCAATTTCTTTCTTAATCTCAAAATTGCCATTTGCGGCCCGTTTCTGCATATCCTGGATTTTATCAAGATTGCCTATCCGGCCATCCAACTGGGTTTTAATTTTTTCCAATTCATCAAATCGGGATTGTTCATTATCAGAGAGGGAACGCTTTTTCTTCTCTGCAGTCTCCACCAAAGAGGTCATTTCCCGAACGTGTTTTGCACGTTCTTCTTTCAAATTGCGTAGATTTGGCATATTTTGAGATTCCTTTCTCGTTCACCATGAATGTTTAAGGGTGCCCTCCGGTGGTCGCGGTCGCCAAACTCAGACCACCGGGGGCGTTTTGTAGCTTTGTTTCATATGATTGAAACACCTATTTCAGGCGACCCGCATCATATGAAACTCTTGAGGTCATAGACTTGCTACCAGCCTATGGGACGCGCGGGTAAATTGTGTTATTCAGAAATCAAACTTGCGATCTCCCTTATTCGACTGATGCCTAATCTCGCAACCAGGTCGTATCGATCGTAAGAGATGTTATTATTATGATAAAAGCACTGATAATCGTCTCCGTCATCCAGACAGTGAAGTATCACGGATTTTCCAGGCCTTAATATTTCAAGATGAAGGGGCATTAGCCTTCTTCCTTCACCATTTTTAAAAAATGGCCCGAGCCTTCCAGAACTTAATGTTTCAAAAAGCCAATCAATAAGCTCTCCAGCAGTTAATGGCTTTTTATCATTATCAAACAGAAAATCTAACGGGATATTTAATTTACCGTCTGTCCAGAACGGAAAATTTGCGGCGCCTTCCAAGCCCTCAACAGTACCATCCTCTGTCCATGCCTTCTTGCCATCAATGACAACCATATCTAATTGACAGTTTCTTGCTTGATCAACCACCTTTGGGGCATCAATAGCATTGTTCGCTCCGATTACCCCCAAAAGTAAATTTGTGACATCTTGGCGTGTCATATCAGCACCACCCCTTCCGCGCCCCCCTGAGGAGATTAGGCCATTTCTTCTAAGATGCATTGCAATAACCCTGATACTTTTTTCTTCAAGGCCAAGAATATTTGCCATAGATGGCATGAGTTTGCTTAATTTTGTCATATTGAAATAATATTTTATTTCTTTATGCCCGTCAACACAAATTAAAATAATATTCTAAATATATGTAACTCCCTGAAAAACTAGCCGTTTTGCAACCTTCCCAAGAAGAGCATCTGCGCTGTTCGGATCTGCCTTCAGAATAAATTCGATCTTTGCCGCCAAGCCTTTGGGGGTTCTTGCTGGATGCTGTGCAATAAGCAACATCAATTCACCCATCCGGTTTAATACATAGCTTTCACGCTCTTTAAGGCCATAGAACCCTGATTTTCTCTTGAGGTTTTCCCTTTTTTCTTGAACTTTTCTCAAATCAGATAGCATTGCTTCTTTAATCTCGTCGGATCCTTCAACGCCATTGTCCTTCATGCCCTTGCAATACCCGTTAATCAGAGCGCTGTTGTTGTATCGAATTTCCCTTGGACCGTATACATCTCTCCGCACAACAATGCCATCAGGACCAAGGTTGGCAATTATTTTGGTTTTTCTCTCATTCAACTCAATTGATTCTATCTCAAGATCATTATATTCCTTGATTGCAGCGAACAAAACATGATCGCCATTATGCTCAGTTGCCATTGCTGACATTCCTATTGCCGTTGCCGCCCCCACTGCAACCCCACCGCTCAACACTTTTCTTCTGGATAAAGTTTCCATAGCTTGCTCCTTTAAGTAAACAATTAGCGTTGAATTTTAACGATATTAGTTTATTAATGTCAACTATTTTCGTTAATTATTGACAAAATTGCTATTCTTCCCCAATATTGCCCTATGATAACACCGGAACAAAGCAGAGCTGGCCGCGCCCTAATCAATTGGTCGCAGACTCAATTAGCTGAAGCCTCCAATTTAGGCTTAAGTACAATTCGCGATTTCGAGAAAGGCCGCAGAACACCTACACCCAACAATCTCATGGCCATAAAAATGGCCCTATCCAATTTCATCGAATTCATACCTGAAAATGGTGGTGGTGCCGGGGTTAGGTTGAAGAAATAGCACAAGATCCAAAACGCAACTAGGGACTTTGCTTCTTTTCACCACTCAACCACCGCCCCCTCAGTCTCCCATATGCTTCGCTCAGGCGCTGTACTGACTGTTGCCCTGCCCAGGGCCATGATCAAGGCAACAATGCCGTCTATGCGCTCTACTGACTTATTCTTGGCGGGTTTTAAATTCCCTGCCGGATCTTCCTGAACAACCACGTTATTTGCCATCCAGGTTAAAACCGGATGGGCCCCATGTCTCATTTGCCGGCCAGTAACCAGTTTTTCAAGTTCCTTTGATGGGGCAGACATAGACGCAAAACCCTGCCCGAATTCAACCATTGGCGCATTTTCCGCCATGAGGTTATTGACCAGCTGGCTTGAATTCCATCGATCATAGGCTATTTCCCTGATATTAAATTTCTTGGAAAGCTCCCTGATCTTATGTTGAATATAGTCATAATCAACCACATTGCCCGCTGTGGCCTCAATATGCCCTTGCCGCGCCCATACATCATAGGGAACTTTATCACGCTCTGCGCGTTTGCGTATGTTATCCTCAGGCACCCAAAAATAGGGTAAGGTATCATAACCTCCCTCATCATCCGGAAATACCAGGACAAGGGCCGAAATATCCGTTGTCGTGGAAAGGTCGAGACCGGCGAAGCATTCCCGTCCTTCCAGCTTCTCCTCATCCACGGGGACGCCGCATTCTTCCCAGGCAACACTGTCAAGCCATCGACTTTCCGCTTCGGTCCATATACATAAATGAAGCCGTTTAAAGGTATTGGTGTATCCAGGAACTTCAATGGCTCTCTTGCATTCCTCCGCAAGATATTCCTCACTCACGCTGATTCCAAGGCCGGGGTTCGCCTTATGCCAGATTTCAGGCTGCGTCCAATCGTCACTTTCCCCAGCAGCATAAATAACCGGAAGAAAATAGGGATCGTCAATGATACCATCACGCACTTTCAGGGCATAGTCATGCATTTCATAACAGATCGAGTATTTGTCCCAACCTGATGTGGTAATTGCCACGGTCAAGGGCTGTTTCCGCGCTCCGGTAGATGTTGTCAGAACGTCCCACAGTTCCCTGTTTTTTTGAGTATGTAGTTCATCAAAGATAATTCCATGCGCGTTCAAGCCGTGTTTGGTACCGGCATCTGCGCTCAGAACACGATAGACCGCTTCAGACTTTGGAACGGCAATACTGTTTTTGAAAACCTGAGACATACCATCAAGCTTCCTATGGCCGTACACCATGGATTTCGCCACGTCAAAAACAATCCGCGCCTGGTCACGATCGGCGGCCGCTGAATAAATTTCCGCGCCGGCCTCCCGATCGCAGTACAGCATATACAAAGCAATCCCAGCGGAAAGCGTGCTTTTCCCGTTCTTGCGTGGAATCTCGATATACACCCGCCTGTATTTCCGGGTGCCGTCTTTTCTTTTCCAGCCGAACATGGGGCGAACAATGTCATCCTGCTGCCAGTCAGAAAGTTCCAGCGGTTTACCCGCCCATTGCCCTTTTGAATGACGCAAAAATCGCGCAAAAAATTCACAGGCCCTGTCTGCCTCTTCTTCATCAAACCAAAACTCAGGAGAAGAATTTTTCATCATCATCCATTCCCGGTAAATTTATTTGTCCTGAAGTGCCCTTCAATCGTGTTCGACTGCTTGGCGTTAACCCAAACTCACTTGCGAAAGCCCGCATCTGGCGCATGGCTTCCTCCGCAATTTTTAATTCAGGACGCACACGGATGATTGTTCCCTTGGCTGTTTTGCTTTCATAAGTGGTGCCTTTTTCAGTGAGTATTTTTTCGGCGACCACCCAGCGGCTATAATTCTTGCAGTATGCCGCCAAGGTCGCACCATCTATCTTGGTCAAAACACCTATTTTCTCAAGCTCAGGGGCAACGCTTCTCCATTTTGCTTTTGAGATCTTGTCCAGCCATGCAGGACATGCCGGAGCACCTGATTCCGGTTGTGGCTCTGCATCATTAAGAGGACGTTTGCCCGGGTTTCCTTGTACAAGCTTTAACTTCGTTGGTTTTGGTTTTCTGCCTGCCATATTTTACTTTCTCAATTCGCGGACGTGTAAAGATGACTAACCGCCCGGTCTACAGAATGGCTTACTTTCATGATTTTCTTCCAAAGGATTGATCTCTTGCTGTCCGTCTCGAATGGCATGGCTTACAAAGGCTTCTAAGGTTATGTGCTGCCAACCTTAAATCTGGCCGCTCACTGACAGGTAAGATGTGATCCACCTCAGTCGCAATTGTCAGCAACGGTTTACAGAACTCACATAAAGGATTGAGTGACAAGAACCTTCTTCTCAGCTTACGCCATGCCCTATCGTAACCCCTCTTAGATGCACTCTGCCTTTGCTTATCATACTGCCTACCACTATCTGTATTAGGGTTCGGGTTATGCTTGGGGGGACGGCTAGGCATAGGCACCTACCCCACTCACTGCTGAATGCCTCATTGATTGCAGTATCTCAGCGTCTGTTAGCTTCCCATTCCATAACTGCTTGGCAAACATATCTGCTCTATCTTCCCCAATCTCACATAACCAACCCCACACCATTGAAGGGTCAAAGCCCAATCCCTCACAGTGGCGTACTAACCTGCTGGTATTTTCCTGCTTATTCCTTTGATCCCATTGGTTGGCTTTCTTTCCCGGAATGACATGGAGCATTTCTATCTGCTTTTTATTTGGTCTTGAAATATCTTTGCCAATTGATTTGGATCTTTGCTTCCTCTCAGTTCCCCCTTGCCAAGCATCTGAAGAACGTCTCAACCTCTCTGGCTTATCAGATAATTTTTCTTCCCCCTCAAAGCATTTCTTAGTGGGCTGATAAGTATGTGGGCTGATAAAGTGGGCTGTTACTGTAACCCCTGGAGTTCCCATGGAGTTGTAACCCCTAGAGGTTACATGGCCCGTGTAACCCTCAGAGGTTACACGGCTCGCGTTTCTTGCCGCTAAAATATCTTCATCTGTAAAGTTGATTTTATATTGGGAAACTTGGTAGCGTTTTGAATTCTTCTGACGCCTGAGCCTTTTCTTGATGTAGCCCCTTTCCTCTAATAATTTTATTGATTTGTTGACTGTTTTACGGGAAATCCCGACCACCTTTGAAAGAGTTTCTTGGGATGGAAAAGCTATAAAATGCTCATCACAATACTTACAAAGAGCGATTAAAGTACGCAAAGCACCAAAAGTTAATTCTTGATCTTCCGCCGCCTGATACGGCACCCGTGAAAATTGGTCAGCCATGCTTCACCCCCACAATATTCTTTCCAACAGGGGGGTATAAGTCATTGATTTTGCTACATGAGAACAAAGGGGGAATGGTTGGAAATTTCTTTATCTCCCCTATAACAACAGTATATTTGTAATCAGTAGGTCCGCAGTTCGAGTCTGTGTGGGGGCACCATTTGAGGTCAAAGGTGGGCACCAATAGTTTGGTGCTGTCAAACGCTATAGCCTGTTCGGCTAAAGCGGCCTTTGGACCACGCATTTTGATTTTACTTTTACCCACATCAACACGGGTAATCACATGCGCCAGATAGACCCGCGTGAATTTTGGGTCTTTGTTTTCTTTCAACAGTTTCCTCACCGCCGCCGCAAATTCACGACAATCATTACGGGTAAGATTGCGCACCGGAAATGCTTGTTGTTGTTCTAATCGGCGAATGGCGCGGCTGTAATCCTCATTCTTGGATTGAAGCTCTTTGATGAATTTTTGCAGTGTTGCATCAAGAGTTATCTCGGACACGCTAATTTGCTGCCATAGCTCTTTAAGCTGGTTTTTAACGCCACGTTGTTCGTTCTTTAATGTTTCAGCCCGCCCGTCATAGCTTTCACTGCGCCTTTGGGCGTGATCCACCAATTCAGGAACAATAACCTCTATGCGCTTCGAGGACAGAGCTGTATCGCAGAGCGTGTTGATCACAATGTCATTCAGTTTCTGCATGGGAACCGAATTGCCTGAACAAGCTGCACGCCCGGCATCGGCCCGCAATCCGCATTTGTAATATCGATATTTACCGCCTTTTCCGGTGGCGATCCGCATGGGTGAACCGCAGCTTTTGCAATGGGCAATACCGGTCAGCAGGGTTGGGCCATTGATAACCCGTGGCGGCGTGGAAAAGGCCGTATTGCGACGAAGCCGCTCATTAGCGGCATGAAATATCTCGTCACCAATGATTCGTGGCGTTTTCAGGAAAACCCATTCGTCTTCCGGCTTTGAAATTCCACTCTTGTCTTTTTTGTTGAAATGATACCGCCCCACATAGATTTCATTGGTCAGAAGCCGCTGAATGAATTGTTGCAGGAACTTGCCGCCATTACGGGTGGTTTCTCCCCGGTCATTCAGATCATAGGCAATGGCCCGCAAGCCCATAGGCCCGCTTTTGCCATCTCCGGTCACATAATGCCTGAAAATCATTTTTACGATCTCAGCCTCTTGTGGCGCGATCTCCAGCTTCTTCTTGTCCTTCTTGCCGCGCCTCTCGGCAATATAGGTGCGATAGCCAAAGGGCGGGCGCGATCCGTTCCAGAAGCCTTGCCGCGTATTCTCAAGCATGGAGCGGCTTGTATGCTTGGAGGTTTCCTTGGATTGATATTCATCCATGGCCCCAAGGATGGTGCGCAGGACATCGGCTTGCTCCCCTTTTCCTATGTCCTGGGTGATGGAAACAAACTGCACCCCTGCCTTTTCAAGCTTTTTGGTGTTATTGAGCAGGTCGAATGTGTTGCGGGCAAAGCGTGACTGTGAATGGACAATCACAACATCAAACGGATTGGCCGGAGAGCAGGCTTCGGCAATCATCGCCTGAAATTCAATACGATTATCATTGGTAGCACTGGCCCCGGCATCCACATAGCTTTTGGCCACATGCCATTCTTTTTGCGCGCAGTAGCGTTCGCATTGGTTAATCTGATCGGGAATGGAAATATCCTGGGCAGCCTGATTTCCCGTCGATACCCTTGCATAAATAACTGCACGCATGTTTTGTTTTACCCTTTCAGTTTTTCCTTTTGTAATAACGGCTCAATCAAGGGCCCTAAATAGGTCAAGAGTAAGTCCAGCTCCCGTTGTGTCACTGGCAAATGATCCGGGTCATGGGTCGTATGAATTGTAACCTCAAACGCGCCATCGATTTTAACGGTGTGGCTGTATTCAACGTCTTCTTCATCAGCCCCCGCTACATGTTTTTCTGTTTCCATATTCTGCCTTCCTAAGAAGGCGGGCATTGGAAAATTATACCAAAAATATGACTAAAAGTCAATATTACATAACAATATCAATATGTTATGAGAAATTTAATACTATTCGAAACAATTCAATCTCACTCACTATTTGCCTGTACGAATCGATCCTATTCCTTCCATTCTAAAAGCAAAGCATCTGCTCTGCCGGATTCTTCATCCTTGGCGATTTTGCGCACTATGTGTTTGCTGCGGAAGCTGGCTTGTATAAGCTCGGCCTCGGTCATTCCCACATTTGCCATGAGATGAAGCAAGCTACGTTGCCCCTGATCTTTACAGATAGATTTTTCTGCTTTGAGGTACTTTTCTAACTTTTTACGCTTTTTGCACTGATCCCAGCGATACGCACTATATCCGAATGCAGCAATGATGGCAGTGAAGATAGCCGCGATGTTGGCCAAAATACTAAACCAGCTCATTCCTTATCACTCCCAGGCTTGTTTTTCGTATCAGCAGAAGAGTTGGATTGCTTGATTTCATGACGATTCAGAATAAGCAGTTGGCTGCCAAGAATTACATGCCAGCATTCACGAAATGCAATGCTAGATATTAAGTAAAGACCCCATTCAACAGCAGGAACTATGCATGACAGGAAATTAGCATCGAAAGCCTTCAGGCCAGCCAACCCCCATCCAATCAATGAGATCAAAATAGTTAAAATAGCGGTCTGGAATGTGTAGATATAATTTTCAATACCATCTTCATGCTGTTTCGCCATTTTTTCAATTTCATCGGATTGCAACAAGGCTTGCGCATTACCCGCCCATGCAAAAGATAATCCGATAAAGATGCCAGCTAACGGCAACATCATTGTACGAGCGACTTCAGCAAGCGGTATTGAAATCCATAAGGCCAAAGCCGTAGCTATCGTCATATGCAGTAACAGCCAGCGATTCCAGAATTTGAAAATACCTGGCTTCCCGTTCAACCCCCTAAACAACCATTTCCAGTAACGCCATTTCATTTATAGTTCCCCAGCATTTCTGATCGATTGGTAAAGTGCAATAACTTTGGATAAAAGTGAATTTTTCTCATCCTTAGTGGCAAATTCATCCGTAGCCAAACTGGCCGGATTTCCACCAATTTTCTTGGTGATAAAATTCCCATCCTGCTCTTGCTTTAACTGGGCAGATGCAGAATTTCCCGTTGCCGCTGCGGCAGCGGCAAGTTTCTCTATGGGATCTTTTTCAAGGCTTTCCCCTTGAATTGTTGTCTTACCTTTTTGGCCGCCAGTTTCATCAAGAAGATTTTCCATCGGCTTTTGGAAATCCTGCTCTACATCCCATGGGTTTGGCGGGCTGAATTCGACGTCAAATTTCCTTATTCTGTAAGCATTTCGAATATATTCGAGAAATTCATGCGGATCACTAATTTCCGCCATTACAAGCTTCAGATTATTATCTTTCGCTTTGCTTGTTTCATTTAGAAGTTTGGCCAAATTACTGGCGATTTGTGAAACTTTAGGGGCAATTTTGGATTTGTGAGCAACCGCACAAACCTGATATTTCAAGTCAATAATGACATAAGTGTAGGGAGCCTGTTCCTCTGGTTCGTCGCAAAAATTTCCGTCTTTTTCATTATATTTTTCTACAATTGATTTAGTAACTCGACCAAAAGCGAAAAATAGTCCTGTTTCTCCTACTTGCTCAATGTTCCCAATATGCCAGATATTACCTTTTCTAATTTCTTTCGCAGGCTTTTCTTCAATAGCGGTCCGAATAATATCTGAGGGTGAACTCGAAGTGTCATCAAATAGTCCTGGCTCTTTGGAACGCTCAATTTTCAATCGATATAAATAAAAAATAATACTCATAGTGGAGGCCCTGCTTTATTGGACAATTTATCAGCAATAAATTTTACGGCTTCTTCATTGTATATTGAGGGTGTCCCGGAAGGGAGCGCCCCGGATTGTTTATATTTGTCAGCGAGACTTTTATTCCGAAAATTGAAAGATGAGTATTTCTTGTTGACCTTCAGCTTTTCTGATTTAATCAAGTTGTTGATCTGGGTATTGGTTGCGCCCGCGATCTTCTTTTTCACCAAATCAACCATCTCTTGCCATGAATATGGATAGAGTTTGATAAGCTCTTCTTTTTTGGTGGCAACAATTTTGGTGGATTTTTTGATTTCTCCGATAAGCTTCAAAGTCGGAGTACCGGATTTCTCGACAAATTCGCCTTCCTTGATAAAGCTAATTTTAGGCAAAAGTTCTTCATCAATGACAAAGCTACCTGCCTTGCCGTCCACGACACCGGAATCCAAATTTAATACGGCAGAATTTTCAATTCCGTTCGACAGAATATTGCTAACGTGCTTGCTCAAAATGGTTTCGGAGAGGGTACGTATGCGCTCCTCAATAATTTGTTGCAGTTCCGTCGGGGCGATCAGGCGGTTTTCGCCCTGGTAACGGTAGTAGATATGTCCTTCAGCCGCTCCTTCAACCTGCCTGATAAACATAACGGGCTTAATCTTTACCGGGGGAATATGAAGGACACCGATGGTTTTTCCACCGCGACCCAATGATGACATATCAAAATTAACGCCGCAACTAAAGTAACTACGGAGTTTTTGGTTTAGGTTTTTCCTGTCGTATTTTTCGTATTTAACCTTATCCGTTCCAACAATTTCCCAAGTTTTATCCTTAAGGCCGAACGCAATATAACCGCCTTTGTTATTGGCAAAAGCGGCAATGGCCTTAATGCAATTGTCGATCCAGTGCTGGCCACCAAAAGATTCTTTACATTCAATCTGATCTGTTTCGGTGATGGCAAGGTGGTCTTTACTACCCTTGCGCATTGGAAATAGAGCCTCCAAAATATTTATGCTTACCGGACCAGTATCAATTTTCTCAAAACCCGCCGGTTTTTTCGCCCGCGTGATGAAGGAATCTGTATCTTTGTCCGATGTGGCCTTTATTCCTTTGTATCGTGGTTTATTAGTTTTAACTTCGGAAATGCGCCCGCCATTGGTTTCATCGCGCCCTTCAAGGCGACGAACCGTATTTATCAACCCCAATATATCCTGGTTTTTGTATCCTCCCCGCGCCAGCAGGTTTCTGATGATGCCAACTTCATCATCTGTCAAAGAACCTGCTCTTTGCATACGCCCAACCATTATGCATCCTCCAACAAATTGCGCTTCAAAAGTCGTTGTTCAGGGTTCGAACCATCAAGCGTTACAATATGGCATTCGGTGCTAATCAGGTTTTTTGGGGGCTCTGTGGTGGTGGTTACAATGTATTGAAAAGGTGGTTCTTCTGCTATCTTTTCTAGTTCGCGGACAAATAGGAAAAGCTTGTGATAATATGACAGCCCAAGGTCTGCCTCACGGGGGCTATCATGGATTAAAAATGCCGGTAGGTTTGACCGCCCTTCAATAGTAAGAAGAAGAGCTGATAGATCAAAAACAACTGCCTTCAAAGAGGTCATTGCCAAACCACCCACCTGCACCTGAGCTTCAAGCCCAGAGCCTGTCAGAGAGATTTTTGCGGTTGTATTTCCTCCCAAAAATCCCTTTGAGACATAACAAAAAAACTCGTTAAACTTGGTCATTGCAGCTTTGTGCTGCTCTCTTAATTTTGCAAGTTGTTCACCGTATTTCTTGCTATCCTTTGCCCGGTTATCGCGCTGAGTTTCGAATTCAGTTTTCTTATCAAGAAAGGCATTCAATTTCTTTGCTTGCTTTACAAGATTGTCAGCATTGAATTTACGGCCTATATAGTCATCGCGTGTTTCCTGATCCATCTTCTGAATAGTATTTATCTGTGCCTGAACCGCCTCTAGTTCAATTTCAATTTGTTCCAGGAGCAATTCTTTCTCAATTTTTTGATTTTTAAAACCAGCAGCAGCGGCATTGCACTGTTTAATTTGTTCCTGAACATGTGCTTTATCTCCCTCAATCTGATCAACATCAGTCAGCTTGTGGGAAAGACCACATCCCTCTGCAAGAGCTATATCAATCATGACATTGCAAATGGGGCAACGATCTCCAAATTCTGCTTTCAATGTATTACCATCCAGTTTTTTGTGTTCCCCTTGAAGGTTGCTCAAATGACTGGATTGGAGCGCAATACGGCCATCTAACTGGCCAATCTGTTCTTTTAGAACAGCCAAATTCCCAATTAGACTATCCCGTTGTTTGCAAAGAGGGTCCAATTCATTGCTAGATACTTTTGGGCTTCCTTCTTTCTCAATATTTGACAAACTGGTTTTAGCAGCATTAGCCAGAATACCTGCCCCAATGGGGTCCGTAGCTGGCACAGTCATAGACACATCCAGATTATTAGCTAACTCCGCAGCAACGCGATCAATCGTCTTGGTATAATGTTCGATATTCTGCTCTATTGTAGATTCTTTCGGGAGCGTGTCTCGTTTCTGTCTGACATCCATTTCCTCTTTGGAAATCAGGTTTAAGAACAGCCGAACGGCCAAGAGCCTTTCATCTTTTGAAAGACCACTTATAGGCGATTGAGTATTTGCGTCTGCATGACGCCAATCTAATAGATGGTCAAAACGACATTCCTGGTCCCGGCTTGACCAGCCAAGGGCGTAGGGCCAGCCCTTTCGATTTTTAGTGCCCGGCAAGGCCACCTCTAAATCTCTTGATATCAGGTCAGAGGAAATAGCATCAAGCAGAGGTTCCATGCCCGTCTGAGGGAGATCGCTTTCCAAGATTTCGTCCAGCGTTCTTCCCTCGGTTGCCCAATGCTTACGTGTAATCCCTAATGGGCGGATCACGGCCCACGGATTTCCACCAACCATCACTTCCGCACCAACCAAACCGGAGGGCAGTTCTCGAGCAATTGAGTGATGAAGGGCATCATTTGCAAAACGCTCTTCACCTAAACAGTAGCGCAGCAATCTACAAAAAAGGGTTTTTCCAGCGCCGTGGCCACTACCCGCACTTTCTCCGAGGCCAACCGCATCCGCGCCGGGATCAGGGGACCAAATAATATTGAGGCCTTTGCGCAGTGGCAGATCACGTATAACCTTTCCCGGCTTTTCCCATATGATCAGTCGTCGAACCCATACATGGGGTTCCAGACGATCTTGCGCTGGAGATACAACCTCTAACGGCTCATGAAATAGCTCTGTCTGCCGCCCCATCTTGTTTATCTCCAAAGAATGTAATGATATTTTGCTCAGCTTCTACAATTGAAATATCCTTCAGTAATTCTGCACAAACGGTCACACGTCCCTGCATCCAGTCCTGGCGAGATGATGTCGGAAAATCAACTCCCATCGACCATGTACCATTGCCTGCTTCAACCAAAGCACCAGAGGCCTTCATGGTTTGTATTGCTTCCCCCCACATTCGGTCGGCTCCATCTCTTCTAAATTCGGCAAGACTGATAACAGTATTTGGAAGTGGCTGTGTTTCTTGACCCACAACCCGCACCCAGTGATCTTTTTTATCATCAGGTAAGAAAGGCATAGCTAGAAGTGGCTTCCGCGCCAGATCGGCAACCATACGCACTTTGTTAGCGTCAGTGGGGGTGTTGAAATATCGCATGGAATCCACGATGGCCGCCATAACAGCAGCTTCAGCATCGAAGTCATCTGGCATGGCCCACGCGTTATTGGGTAGAGTAGCAATGTTCTGTCCAGTTACGACAACCTCAACTTCTCGGTTTTCAGTGAAAGTCCCCTTCAATCCAACAACGTCCATTAATTTTCCATAGTCGGTGACAACGTCATATTTGACCTTTTCAGATTGGGTATGTTTATTGATGCCATCAAAGAATTTACGGGCACATTCGATTTTGGTTTTCTCAATTTCGCGCAATTTCATTGTGGACATTGTGCCCTTGGTCTCTGCCACAAAGTAAATATGTTTAACGCTGCCCTGCTTAAATGAAATTGCCCAGTCGGGGTTATAATCGCCAACAGGTGTTGGAATGAGGAAACCGCCCGGCAGTTTTGCATAGACCACGACTTCATCGCTCACATCCAGTTCACCGACAAACCGGCGCTCGACAGAGGAATCGGTGACACAGTAATCATAGACGTGATTGTTGAGTTTTTCCGTGGCACGTGAGAAATCCTGCCCTGTTTGAGCGGCAGTGAATATATCAGTCTCATAGCGATCTTCAACTCCGTCATAATTGAGTTTTTCAATAATGGCGGTGGCTTTTTGTTCCTTGATCAACCTTGAAGTTTCTGTGATGAAATGTTCAGGGTTTAGTTGAAATTGCGCGAATATGGCTGGTTCAATTTGCGTAAGAATTTCCGCTACGGTTTTGCGGGTCAGGTGGGCATTCTCGGCAATTTTACCGACAAGATCGTAGGTAACATCTGAATATACTGTGCCGCCCCGTTCTGTGCTTGCGCCAGTAATCTTGAAGCTTTCACCAGATTTAAGCTGGTCATCAGTTACGGCAGCAATTTGCTCACCTTCTTGCACTGTGTATTGCAACGGGGTGACGCGAAGCTCTTTATTGAGCGCAACAACTGATTTTTGCACAAGCTCACCGGACTCAAATTCAACACGATAAACCGCCTTGCGATTGATACGTGACCAGAGTTCCAGAAATTCCTTTTTTTCGAAATTAGCGTTGAGTGGATTGGTTTTCGGCTTGCGGCCATCATCAATTTTGGGAAGTTTGCTATCGTCAAATACGCTGTCAATCAGGTCTATTATCTGCGCCATATAAGGTTCAAGCTCCTCGGCAAAACCTGCAAGCTCGCCTGCTTCCTTGGCCAGATGATACGTATCAGTGATCCCGTCATCATCATCGGTGTAATCGTTCTTGATCAAATAGCGATAAATTTGCTTGGCCATTTGTGGGGTTATTTCCACAGAACCGGATTCTGTATCTATAATCTTTCCGGTAAAATAGGCTTCGGTGGCTTTTCTGGGGCGGGCTGAAAGTGTTTCTGCGATTTCAGTTTGCAGGCCCGCAACAAAGTCCTTGTAGCTTTCACTGGCGACAACGGTGAGCACATTAATGTCATGCACAATGGCCGGATGATCCATACGTTCACCATATTGATCAACGGACAAGCGAAGTCCGCGACCGACTTCCTGGCGACGAGACAGTGTGTTGTCACTGTGTTTCAACATGCACATGACAAAGACATTAGGGTTATCCCACCCCTCACGCAGAGCGGAATGCGAGAAGATGAAACGGGTTGGCTCATCAAAGGATAGAAGCCGTTCCTTGTCTTTCAGGATCAGGTCATAAGCATCAACGTCATCAGAATCGACCGCGCGTGCGCCAACATTGGGGTCCTTCAGGCGCTTGGTTTTCTTGTCGATGGCGAAATAGCCGTTATGGGTTTTTTCTGCCTCAATACCGGCAAGGTATTTGCGGTAAGCCTCATTGTCGATGGCAAGTTCTGACAGGTATTCGTCTTTTAGTGTCTGATATTCACGTTCAAAGACGCGGGCATAGTCGCCTTTTTCGTCTTCCTGGCCGTAGTCACGATATTTGGCAACGGTATCGATAAAGAACAGGGACAGCACCTTGATACCTTGGGCAAAGAGCTGCTTTTCCTTGTCAAAATGCGCTTTGATGGTTTCGCGTATCTGGATACGGCGAATATCCTGTTCATTCACATCACCGGTGGCTTCACCGGCATTCAGAACTTCACCATTGGTAAATTCAACCGTGTCGTGATTATAATCAATCTGGCTGATGGTAAAGCCGCGATATTGATCCAGTTCACCGGATTCCACAAACAGATCGCGCCCGAATTCCAGCCGTTTGAGCTGGCGCTTAATCTCACCGTTTTTGAGTTTTACCTCCAGATCAATGCGCGCGACAGGGGCTTTCTTGGAAATCTCAATACTTTCCAGATAGAGATAGGCATTGGTGCCCGCCAGCCCGCGCGTCTGAATACCGCGCACGGCAATTTTCTTCACCAGTTTCTGGTTATAGGCATCAAGCGCATCAAGCCTGTGTATCTTGTTGTGATTGGTTTTGTGGGTTGCGGAATAGCGCATAATGAACAGCGGGTTGAATTTCGGCAGGGCGTCCATGGTGGCCGCGCCTTCCATCTTTTGTGGTTCATCCAGGATCAGGATCGGGCGGTTGGAGCTGATCACATCAATGGGGCGACGGGATTGGAAGTCGTCCAACTCATCATATATCCGGCGATTGTCCGCACCGCGCGCGTTGAATGCCTGAATATTGATAATCATCACATTAATGCCAGCATCTGATGAAAAGCTTTCCAGCTCATGCAAGCGTTTGGAATTATAGATGAAAAAACGGGCTTTCTTGCCGTAGCTTTCGGTAAAATGGTCAGCGGTGATTTCGAATGATTTTTTTATGCCCTCGCGGATGGCAATGCTGGGCACCATGATGATAAATTTTGACCAGCCGAAACGCTTGTGCATCTCGAATATGCTCTTGATATAGCAATAGGTCTTGCCGGTGCCGGTCTCCATCTCGATATCAAGATTGAGGCGCGCGCCGGGCTTGTATGATTTTTGCTTTGGCTTGACCACGCCCTTGCGGTCGGTTTCGGTGAAATCGGCAAGCGACTTTGACAGGGGCAGGTTTTGGCGTTTCTGCACGACCTGAATATTGTCCAGAAGCTGAACATCGGTCAGATGAATATCAGCATTTTTAAAGCCTTCATATTCAGACTCGGATCGATAATACTCACCTTTCTTCACCTGTCCCGGATCAATCCGATAGCGTAACGCGTCACTTTTGGGCTGTCCGGCAAAGCAATCCAGAACCGCGTCAACGGCGTTGGTTTGATAGGGCTGAATTTTGAATTTAAGTTTCATCGTCGCCCTCCAAATTCCCTTTTTTTGCCTGGAAGTACACGGGCACATCAAAAGTAATTCTATTTAGCTGTTCCGTCTTTCCTTCAGCCTTAATTTCAGCCATTGACAGAACAGATATGCTTCCTCCGCCTTCTTTGTTAGTTGTTACAACAACTTCGAAAGACACGTGTTGAGGCAGGGTGACTTTTTCGCCTTCGACACGTCCAGGCGCAATCCAAGACGGTGATGTTTGTTGAGCTTCCGATACGCCTTCGGCAATATCCAGCAGGGTCTTTTTTACAAATTCTTTGAGTTTCATCACCAAGCCTTCCTAAATCGACTTAACGTCGGTTGCGGGAGATAATGAACGGAAAATCTGATCGACATTGATTTTGACCGCATCCGAGACAAAACCATTGTCGCGGAACACCATGCGCACGGGTTTATGGGTCGCCAGTTCCTTGACCAGCTCTTCGGTAATGCCTTTGTCAAAACAGGCGACCAGGTCATAAGGTTCGTGATTAACGAAAAAGACGGCCTTGCCCTGAATGGTGTCCTTAGCGATGGGCAGAGTGAGGTCAACACCCCAATCCACCAATACCTGAAACAACAGGTCTTCCGGATTATCCCGCCCCGGCTTGATATTATCCACAGTGGAAAGCAGATCGGCCTGCTTGGTTGCTTGCGGCGTGTAATAAACATCCGCCATATTGGACGTGTCGATTTTCAGGACACGGAAGCCGACATCCTTATTCCAGTCTTTGTGGTATTCCCCCTCAAGTATTTTCTTGCCCGCACGGCGGATGCGTTCCTTGGATATTTCGGCGATGGTTTTATATCCGGCTTTATAGGCTTCCGATTGTTCATCAGCTATTTCAGGAAGTTGAACCGAAATTAGTTTTCTCTTACCTCCATCTTTTGAGTTCATTTCGAACAGTGCCTCTGCAGTTGCGTTTGACCCTGCAAAAAAGTCGAGCATGAACCCATCTTTACAAGCCATATGCATTAAAGTTTCTAATAACCCTACCGGCTTTGGTGTCTCAAAAACCGCACGACCGTCAAAGAGTTCTTTTAAAGAGTTTTTTGCAGTTTCGTTTGTTCCAGCCTCTGCGGCGAATAGGATACTCTCTGGTGTAAGCCCTCTTTCTTTTGCATCAAGATACGTTTTAATCCGAGGTACACCGTTGCCAGTTTTTCCAAACCAAATTCTTTTTTCAAGTATCGCCTTTTCCATTTCTGGCTTTGTGTAAACCCAACAGCGGCCACTTTCGAGTTCGTGTTTAGTGCCATTTGGTGCTTCAAGTGTGTAAAATTGTGCCTTCGTCCCGTGGCCAGCTTGGGCACTGGCCGGATCAGATTTCCATTTTCCACGGAGGTCGTTGTCTGGATTCTTATAGTTTGCCAATGCTTTCTCGGACAGTGGTAATTGGGCCAGAGGTCGGACACCCTTCTCAATAGATTTTGCGTAACAGATAATATAATCGTGACGAGAGGATACAACTTTTCGATTTTCTCGATTCGTCCGTTTTTCCCAAATAAAATTAGCTAGAAAATTATCATTGCCAAAAATATCGTCACAAACTTTGTTAAGGTTTGCTAGTTCTGCGTCACCGATTGATATAAATATAATACCGTCCTGTGCGAGCAAATTTCTTGCAAGTTTAAGGCGAGGATAAATCATGGAAAGCCAATCAGAGTGGAATCTCCCATTGGTTTCTGTGTTTGCAACCAAACGATTGCCTTCAATGTCAGTTTGAAGTGACTTTTTTAGAAATTCTTCTGTATTCTCAGAAAAATCATCTTCATAGATAAAATCATTCCCTGTATTATAAGGTGGATCGATATAGATCATTTTGATTTTGCCAAGATAGGTTTCCTGCAGCAGTTTCAGGGCTTCCAGATTGTCGCCTTCAATAAACAGGTTTTTGGTGGTATCAAAATCGACGCTTTCTGCGCGGCAGGGGCGCAGGGTTTTGGCAATGGGGGCATTGGCGGTGAGCAGGGCTTCGCGCTTGCCCGGCCAGTCAAGGCGATAGCGTTCCTGTGGCCCCTCCACAATACTGTCCGATAATTCCTGCCGGAGCTGGTCAAAATCTACGGCCAGTCGCAATTTGCCATTTTCGTCTTTGGCTTCGTTCACGCAATTTGGAAACAGGTCGCGGATTTTGGCGATATTTCCCTCCGTTAAATCAGGGCTGTGCATTTTTAGCTTTTCCATGTTTTTATTCCTTGTCGCCCTAATTCTTCCGGCCTGTTAATTGTTTTAATTCTTGTTGCACCGTCCGCAATTCTGCGTTGATGGCGATACGCTTGTTAAACTGTTTTTCACGGGCCATGCGAGCCTTGATCCGTGCTATTTCGCGCTCACTCGCCCGAATAGCTTCCAGATTTTCAACCCGCGCTGCGAGTGGCGCATCCTTGCCGACTTCACCGGGCAGCAGGCCGCTTAACAGCTTTTCATAGAGCGCACCCAGATCAAGCGCTGTGGGTAAGGCCACTCGCGGCCTGTCTGTCGTTTGCCAATCAGTTTCAAAATATTCGCTCAGCACCCATTTTGTACTATCCGCCTCACCTTTTTGATTAATTGGGGGCCGTTTATAGGCCGCAACCATTTTGCATTTGCCATCATGTGACAGTTCAAAAATGATTGGGAAAGGAATGGCCTTATCAATGGCCCGCAAAATATCTTCATCACATGCCGCCGTCCGCAAGCGGATTTCAAAAACCTGAATTTCCGACACGAATTTTGTGGCGGCCAGATTGATGGTTTCCGGCGCCAGCTTGACTTTCCAGAAGATTTTTTCCACCTGATTTACAAAGAGCTGTTGCAGTTTTGAAGATGCGTGGGCGTGATCATAGATTTTGCTCTTGGGTAAGATTCTACCAAATTTCGCTGCTTTGGGATATTCGAAGAATGCTGTCATTCGCTACCTCCCTGAACAACCAGAAAGGCAATCAACTCAAAATCATCCAGTCCGGCAATGGTGTTGACCAGCGCCGTGGTGCGCCCGCCGCTGAACAGGCTGTCAATATCCTTTTCTTCCTTGACCTCTATCATGGAACGAATGGCGGCACTCAAAAGCTCTGATTGTTGCCCCATATCGTTGCCGTCCTTTGTTTGCTCATTAAACAGGCGGCAAATGTTCTGGATAGGCGCTGACTGCCCCTTGCAGCTTGAACGTATCAGATCGAGAAGGCGTTTGACTTGCGTTTGGTCAACCACAACCTCGCCATCATTATTGATATAGACAAGGTAATAGGGATGCAGCCGGTTCTGCTGGTTAATATTAACGCTGTCATGGATATTTTTCAGTGCGAAAATCACACCGGCAGGAAGCCCAAGGTCCGCATCAGCCGAAACCACTGCATGAAGGCCATTGGGCATGCTTATCAGATCGCCATTTTCCTTCACATAGTTGAGCAAATCCATGCGAAAGTCATTAAGGCCAAGATCAGTGATTGAAATGCCGGTTTTCACATCTTCCAACTCAATCACTTCTTCCTGCATGCGTTTGAGCTGTTCCTTGCGATAGGCAATTTCGCTGCTCTTGGCGGTCAGTACATTGTCGTCGCCGGTTGCCGTCACATCGGCAATCATCATGCGATTTTCAACACGTTCTTTCAGATTGATATATTCATCGAGCGTAATATCCGGCCAATAGTTCACAAGCTGAATTTGTGCATTGGGTGAACCAATACGGTCAATCCGCCCGAAACGCTGGATGATCCTCACCGGGTTCCAGTGAATATCGTAATTGATGAGATAGTCGCAATCCTGAAGGTTTTGGCCTTCGGAAATACAGTCGGTGCCGATGAGAATGTCAATCTCATTATTATCATCGGGCATGATGAGATGCTTTTCCTTCGCACGCGGTGAGAAAAGCGTGAGGACGGACTGGAAGTCATAAGCTTTTTTGAACGTTGTTTTAGGTGCGTCCGAACCAGTAACTTTTGCGCAGTGCAAGCCTTGGGTCTTTAAAATATCGGCAGCAATATTTTTATATAAATAATTTGCCGTGTCGGCGAAGGCGGTAAAAATAAGTATCTTTTTGTTACCCGCATTAATTGGATTTTTGATTTTGTCGCGAATTTGCGCCTTTAAATGCTGAAGCTTGCTATCATCTTCGGGCCGGATCAGTTCCATGGAAGCAAGAAGCCCATCGATCAAAGCAAGATCGCCTTTAAGGTCGTGCTGCCAGGATTGAACATCCATATCGGCAAGACTGATTTTGACTTTCTTGCCAACGGTAAAATCACCAAGGCCACTTAAATCGTCATCATCACCATCAAAATCATCAACATTGGCGGTATAATCGGATATGTCCGGCATACTTCCAGAACGCTCAAAATCTGCTATGGCATCAAGGGTGGTTGTGAGATTGCTTTTAAGTGCGCCCAGTGTCAGACGAAATGCCTGTACCGAGCTTTCAAGTCGTTTTAACAGATTGGTCGTCATAAGCGCTTGCAGGCTGCGTTCGCGGTCCGCTTGTCTCAAGCGGCCTTTACCACCTTCAAGCTCAGTATCATATAGCTCTTCATATTTTGTCATGCGGCTGGGCAGGATGTAGCTAAGCGGTGCATAGACGGCGAGTTTTAACAAGGTGAGCTGGGCGACAATCTCGTTCAAGCTCATGACATCTGTTCTGGCCGTGAGCGGGCAATGGAAGGAAAGCGGTTTACGACGTTCTGGGAATTTACCAATGTCTTTGGTGTCGTAAAATGTTTCAATATGCTTGCGGGAACGGGCAATGGTTACGCTGTCCAATAACTCGAAAAAATCAAAATCAAGTGCCTTGAGAATGGCTTGTGCAGTGCGATCTTCGGGGGGTAGTTTTGACCACATATTAAAAGCGGTTTGAGCTTTGCGGAATATTTCTTCGACACTGGTATTGGTTTTCAGCTTTTGGCTAAGAGCTTCGGACTGCCCCTCATAGGCAAGGGCAAGCTGGTTACGCAGATCAGTGAAACGGTTGTTTACCGGCGTTGCTGACAACATCAGAACTTTGGTTTTAACACCCTCACGAATAACCTGCCGCATCAGCCTCTGGTAGCGCGTTTCCTTGTCCTTATAGATGTCATTATTTCGAAAATTATGAGATTCATCAATAACGACGAGATCGTAATTTCCCCAGTTGACACGGTTTAGAGGTATGCCAAAAGACATGCCGCTGTCCCGCGATAAATCCGTGTGGCAGAGCACATCGTAATTCAAACGGTCCTTGGCAAATAGGTTGGTCTTTAAATTGCTGTTATAGTTCATCCAGTTGTCAGCCAGTTTTTTAGGGCAAAGCACCAGAACAGAACGGTTGCGAAGTTCATAATATTTTATGACGGCAAGTGCCGTGAAGGTTTTGCCAAGGCCAACACTGTCCGCCAGAATGCAGCCATTATAGGTTTCAAGTTTGTTGATGATCCCTGTTGCCGCATCACGTTGAAAGTTGAAAAGTTTATTCCAAATCAAACTATCCAGATAACCGGTGCGGTCGTTTGGCAGAACATCCTCGTCAATTTCTTCCAGAAATTCATTGAAGAGATTATAGAGGATCAGAAAGTAAATGCGTTCCGGTGAGTTTTCCTGATAGATGGATTCAATATGCTGGCAGATGGATTCGGTAACGTCTTCCAGTTTGTCGGGGTCGCCCCAAATCTGATCGAACAGATCAAGATATGTATTGGTATAAGGTGCGCCATCGAAACGATTGACAATATTTGAAACGGCGTTACCTTTTTGCAGGCCCAGATCAACAGCAGTAAAACCACCTATCGGCATGTAGGCAATCTGTTCAGATTTACCATCGATGCAAATAAATTGTTGCATCGGAGCCTTGGTTTTATTGGAACGAAAGGTCGCCTTTTTTCTTATCCAATCAGCACATTCACGGGCAACAGCACGCTGTGTCATTTTGTTACGAAGTTGAATTTCAAATTCAGTTCCATAGAGATTTCTCTCGCGCTGTGCCTTTGGAATGAAAAATTCGCGCTGCTCTCGCTTGACCTGATCCGTTGCCCCTTCCGGTACAAAAGTGGGTGCAGTGAAAACAAAATCCAGTTTGTCGATTTTTGACAATTCAGTTTTTAGAGCTTCAAACGCATATATCGAAAAGCACGAGGCCGCGACTTTCAACCGCGTCCCGTTCTTTAGGGTCGTTTTGAGATCATCTCCAAGAAGATTGTTAATGTTATCTACTATTTTCACGCTAATTCCCTATCAATATGCTGCTGATATGGAAGAAATCGGCGGATATATCTTTCTTCATAATGTGTACCATGTGGCTCTTGCTTTCCCGTGTCGTCTGATCTTTCCGGCAGCCACCAGCTCCCGCAGTCGCAGCTTAATCGTATTTCTGTTTGCGCCGGTTGCCTCGGTAATCTGCACAATGTTTTGGCGATTATGAGTGCGTAGCAGGGTCAGAATCTTTAAGGCAATCTCCGGCAATTCGGCATCATCGTCACTGGCGATTTGTTCACTATCCAGTCTCTGAGCCAGATTGTTTTTCTGTTTTTTAAGGCAGCGCAGGAAGAAACCCACCCACGGCTCCCAGTCAGGTTCATCGCCTTTTAACGTTATCTGGGTGCGGCGCAGGGCTTTGTAATAAAGGTCTTTATTTTCTTCAATCACGCTTTCAAGCGAAGCGTAAGGGACATAATCATACCCGGCCCTAAGCAATAGCAATGTTGTCAGCACGCGGGACAAACGACCATTTCCATCCTGAAACGGATGGATGGCGAGGAATGTCACCACGAATACAGCAATGGTCAACAGCGGATGCAGTGCTTCTTCATCAATTGCTTTTGCGGTCCAGGCAACCAGCTCTTCCATTTCGCGCGGCGTATCAAAAGGCGTGGTGGTTGCAAAAATAACGCCTATCTCCTGGCCGTCAGCATCAAAAGCAACCACATGATTATCAAGCGTCTTATATGACCCGCGATGGCGCTCATCCTTATGGCTGTAGCGCAGTAATGTCTGGTGAAGTTGACGAATGTGGTTTTCTGTAAGGCGCAAGTCGGCAAAAGCCTCGAACACAAGGTCCATGGCATGGGCATAGCCCGCCACTTCCTGTTCATCCCGGGATGTGAAAGAAGTTTTACCTAAACCCGACAACAGGGTTTCAACTTGCGCATCGGTCAGCTTTGCGCCTTCAATACGGGTTGAAGAACCAACACTTTCAACCGTTGCCACTTTGCGCAAAGCAGACAGACGTTCAGGCGAGAGGTTTTCCAGTGCCTGCCAACGGCCTTTAAACTCGTCAATCTCTGCGACAAGCTTCACGATATCCGGTGTCAGATAAAGATTTGGGTCTTTCATACGGGTTCATATCCAATAATTTACCCCATAATACCCAATTTAATCCGATAAACCAAGAGGAAAATCCGCCTCAAATTCCCACGTCGTTTAAATCGGCGGAGAGGTCGGTGAAAATTCACTGGAATTTGATTAAAATTTTCAGGGGCTAATGCTATAATGGGGGTGAGCTTTCTTGAGTGAATGATGAACCGGACATCGATATAAATGGGTAATATTGCACTTATCAACATGGAATTGGCGCCAACAGCGTCAATAGTAACCGCCGAAGACAGGCGGTACTTCCCGATCTACATTCAACTTCTGGATTTGGATTCAGCGGGGAAATGTTGGAAAGAGACCACTCGGAAATTGCTGGAAATCGACCCGGATGAAGATAGTGAAATGGCCAGACGGCTTTATGATTCCTATCTGGCGCGGGCGAAATGGATGTATGAGACCGGGATTAAAACCATATCTTCTGATACAAATGCGTCCTTTGAGCATTGGGTGGTTCATATCCTTAAATCCGCCATCGAGGCCGGCAAGATATTAAAGCCTGAAACGCAAAATCTTGATCAATGGGCACACGAACAGGTCCGCCGTTTGACGGATCAGAATATATTGCAGGCAGACCCAAATCTGTCCCATAAGGTGTGCGAAGAAATCTTGCTTAAGCATTTTTGACTGTTTTCTTATAAAATTTGATACGCCTTTTTTGTAGTCAAAATTAGCTAATTTTGTCTGCATTCTTGGAAGTATTTCTGGTGGGGGAAAGCCTTCTCCCTAGCTTCAACCAGTCTAAAATAGCCTGTTTTCAGCACACCCCCTTCCAGCGGGGATACCCCGCAACGCCCCAAGATCATAAGGACACCGACCCCCAAGTAAAATAGTAGCCGGTGGCTTTTGGATTATTTTCCCCTGTCGGCTGGTGGGCGGTCGGCCTTTATAGCCCCAAGCGGTCACGCCGCAACAATTTTGGTTTTAAGTTCGTCTGGATCATTTCATTTCTCCTACCAAAAATATTGCGCCGCGCCCTGAAGCTTGGGGCTAACCGGCCTTTTCACCGCCCCCCATCCTCCGGGGGAAAATACGGCGAAGAGGAGAAGGAACCAGACGCAATGACCAAATATAACCAACAAACACCTTACAGGCGGCAAACGGTTTACCAACAGGTGACTGCCCGCATCATTCAGGAACTGGAACAAGGCCGGGTGCCATGGGTGCAACCATGGGGCAATGGGAGCGGCGCGGCAGGACTTCCAGCTAATGCCGATACGGGCAAGAACTATTCCGGTATTAATATTCTGCTTCTTTGGGGAGCCGTCTTTGAACGGGGTTTTTCGCTTCAAAGCTGGCTCACTTACAAACAGGCGCAAAAGCTTGGTGGTACGGTTCGCAAGGGTGAGAAATCAACTTCCATTGTTTATGCCGACAGTTTTATCACCAAAGAGGAACGCCAGACCGCACGTGCAGAACAGCGCGACCCGGAGCGCATTCCTTTTCTAAAACGATATAGTGTTTTCAATATCGCGCAATGCGAAGGCTTGCCGGAAGAGCTTTATGAGGATGCGCCGGAGCTTCCAGAGTGTGAGCAAATCCCCCACGCCGAAGCCCTGATAAAAGACACAGGCGCGGATTTTCGCGTTAGCGGCAATCGGGCTTTTTATGTGCCGTCACAGGATTTTATTCAGGTGCCGCCGCAACCCGCTTTTCATGAGCAGATTAATTATTACCGCACCTGTTTTCATGAACTGGGACACTGGACAGGCCACAAATCCCGCCTTGATCGAGACTTGCGCCACGCAAAAGGCGGCAAGCCCTATGCCCATGAGGAACTTGTCGCGGAAATAACCAGCGCCTTTGTTTGCGCATCGCTCACCATCAAACCCACCGTTCGCCATACGGACTATATCGCCTCATGGCTTGCACAGCTGAAAGACGATGACAGGGCGATTTTTCGCGCCGCCAGTCTGGCCAGCAAAGCCGCCGATTATCTCTTAACCACCCGCCAAATTGAAAAAATACGGGCGGCGGCATGACCGCGCCCGGCTTTCCCGCACATCAACCAGAAGAATTTTGAAAGGCAAAATCATGCTACTCATACCAGAAAATATCCGCAAAAAACTTATCGCCAATTGGCAAAATGAAGATGAAAACAAAGACCCGTTTCCCGTTGTGAAACTGTTCAATCCAGTGGGTGCCGCCACATGGCTGATAACGGAAATGGTCTTGGGTCAGCCGGATATTCTATTCGGCCTTTGTGATCTTGGTTTTCAGTGCCCTGAACTCGGGATTGTAAGCCTGTCAGAAATCGAAAGTATCAGGCTTTTTGGTGCGCTTGGCATTGAACGGGACAGGCATTTTACCGCTGAATTTTCGCTTTCCATCTATGCGCAAGCCGCGCGCATACACGGCCAAATCACCTTTGATAAAAAGGCGCTTTTACAAGCCAAAGCAGGGCTTGAATCTGAAAAGCGTAGATTAAGAAACTGACCGCGAGGCCCTCTAAACCAACCCACTAGAGCAAGGTCACATCAAATAGATTCATTTTAGGGATTCCCAAAGAGGCCATAATGTGATTCAAGATAGAAGCTGGAAAAGGAGGCCAGCCTCTATGGTAAAATCTCTATCTATCGA